CGTAAACGGTCTAGAACCGCATTGTTTAATGTTACGTTATCAGCCAATTTGCCACTACGTGATTGAATGGTAGTTGCAATAATGTCTGACACGGTTGAATTGGCAAAAGCCATAATGTCACTCCTTATTTATTGTCAGATTAAACCGCTAGAATGTGCTTCCATGGCAGCCATGATAGCTTCTCTAGCAGAACTTGCGGACTTACCACCATTACCCGCAGACGCTGTAGGCGTTGTAGACTTGGGTGAAAGTACCTTTGCTTTTGCTGCTGCTACCTTTTCTCGTTGAGCCGCTTCAGATTTCTGCGCTTGTCCAGCGTGTACTTTCTGAAATACGTCATCGTTTAATCGGATAGCTTTGTCATAAGCTGATTGAAGGTCGTTAGCCATGCCATTTTGGAGTAGTCCAGCCATAGTTTCACGCACTTCTTCAAAGTAAGGCTTGTCATCCTTGAATGATGCTATCTCACTTTGCAATTGGGTCTGTTCTGCCATCTCTTGTTGAGACTGAAAACTTGACCATTGATTCTTAATTTGATTTAACTCTTGCGCTAATTGTGAGAACTGAGGGTCATATCCTGATTGACCTGTCAATTGACCTAAATTAACACCATAGTCATTTGCTAATTGTGCAAACATTTGTACTTTTTGCTCAGGGCTGCCTCTAGTCAGCATCATATCCGCTTTACCTAGACGGTCTACCCATTCTTTAGCATCCATATTACGTTGTTGCAGTAATGGGGCAAATTGGCTAATACTCTCCATAATCGGAGCTGCCATATCCCATTGGTTTTTGTAAGTTGATACGCCTTTAGCATAATCCGCTTCACGTTGCTGAATATAATCTTGCAAAGTAGGGTCTAACTTGCCCCAATGTTCCTCATAGTCCTTTTTCCATGAACTAGGACGAGGTTTTGTTTCAACTTTTACTTCTTCTTGCTCATAATTATCATCAGATGCCTCTGTAACGCTTTCCTCGCTTCGCTGGCTGGCTTTTGCAAACTTCCCTGATGTATCTCTAGGTCTTTCGCTTTTAACGCTTTCTACAGCTTCCTGTGAGGTCGGTTCTGTTGTTACTTCTGGTTCTGTTGATTCAATAGCATTTTCGATTGTATCTCGAAGGCTAATTGGTTCATCCAGAGTAGTCTGGTTGGTTTCCATTTAGATTTCCTTTAATTAAGCTGTTAAGTTGTATGCCCAGTTACCATTACCTAGTGAAGTGAATGAAGCTACTTTCAATGTTGTCAATGAAAGCGCTGCATCTGTTGTGCCACCGTTTAATTTGTAACCTGAAGCAGGCCAAACTTTGATTGTGTTAGCTGTATTGTTAAATACTGTGTATGTGTCACCAGGTGCTGCATCTGCTGGCAATGTTGGGCCATAATTAGCTGTAGATGATGTGTATTCAACGATAGATGTAGGTAAAGATTGTGCGCCTTGTGATGCACCTGAAGCTGTTTGAGCCAAAGATACAAAACCTACGATTGCTTGTGCTGATAGGCCAGCGTTACCTGAACCTGTTAATGATTTTACTAATGCCATTTGTTACTCCTTGTTAAGTTATTTCCATTGACCACGATGACGTTCCATTACTTCGTAAATTAAACGCTCTTTCAAACTATTATCCTTAGGTCGCTCAGGATTCTTTAAAGGCATGTCTGCTGCCTCAATACAGTTGTTACGCTTTAGATGTTCACGATGGTCACGTTTACCTTCAATCATGCGTCCGTCAATCATTGACTGATATGGCTTTACATCGTCTTGAATATAAGGGCCTGCGCTTTCTGTAGGCTGATAGTATTCGTCAGCAGGTATTAGCTTAAATGTCACAGGGTCTTGAACCCAACGCTTAGTGCCTGATTTCTCTTTCTTGCCAAAGATTCTTTCGTGACCTTCTTGAAACTCTTTTGTGATTGTGCGAGTAGCTATTACATCGCCTGTAATGTCGTTAATTGCCATAGTTACATGAGCATTAGTAGTAATGCCTCATCCTCCTGCTCTTGTTGTATCTCTTGAAATTTAGCGATAATGCTTTGCACTAGCTCTACGTTCTTAGCTAGTTTGCCGTAGTCAATAGACTCGACTGATAAGCCTTGTGATGGCTTGACGTACTCTGCTACTTCTTCTTTTAATTCTGCTGCGATTGGTTCATCAAATACTGTAGCTAAATATTCTTTTAACTCTGCTCTAGCTGATTGCCTTACATGTTCTTTTTTCTTTTTGCCTAGACCACCACGTGCGCCCCATACTACAGGCGTGACATTAGATAGGTATTGCTGTATTGATGAGAATGGTAATGCAGCAAATGAACTGAAGCCAAACATTACGCATCCACAGCGTCAGAGAAGTCTTTAGCCTTTAGTGCCAAGTAGATAGCTTCACGAGTAGCATCTTTGATGTATTCATCGCCTGTAAATGTTAGGTTTTGCCATGCAACAGGATTAAGATTTTCGTCACGCACATCTTTGCTTACATAGCCGTTGATAACTACTTCAAGTGATTTATTCTTAAAGTCTTCTGTAATAGAAAAAATATTCCAATAAGTTGCATCAATGCCGAATACTGTGTTTACTGATTTTAATAAAGCCATTTAACCCACCTTCCATGAAGTGCCATCGTGATATACAGGAACACCTACTGCACCACCGCCAGCTACTGCTGCACCAAATGTAGGTGCTAAAGCATTAGTTACAAATGAACGTGCGCCAGCAGAACCTGTAGGTAAATTAGCTACTAAATATGTGTTTTGCTTAAGCAAACCGTTTATTGTAGTTGTGCTTGTTCCTGTTGTAGAGCCAATAGCAATGTTAGTTGTTGAACCTGCTAGACCGCCTGTACCAATACTCATTGTTTTAGTTGAGCCAGATGCAGTTGCACCACCAGCAACTTGAACTGTTTGTGTTACTGTGCTTCTGCCTAAAGAAATACTTCTAGTTGCAGATGTGCCACCTATATTAATAAGATTAAGAGTTCCCGTTCCTAAATTAAGCGTTTGATTTCCAGAGCTATTTGCTATTGTAATAGCCCCAGTAGCATTTGCGCCACCAAGCGTAAATGTTCCACTTGTTTGTGAAGTAAACATTCTTAAAATGCCATCGGTTGCATTAGTAGAGTAATCATTAGTGCCACTAGTGTTTCCAGCTAAATTTATATTGGCAAACGCAGATATTGATTGTGTAACAAGGTTTTCTGAAGATAAATCTCCACTAAATGTCCCAAAAACAGTACCTTTTAAGTATGTGTTTGTTGTGCTTGATGTGCCAATTGTGACAGTATTTGTTCCTAAACCAACTGCATTTGCACCAATAACAATTTCATTTGAATTGTCAGTACCAGAACCACTAGAAGCATTTGAACCAATATATACATTATTTGAGCCTGTATTATTGTCAACTCCTGCGTTATAACCTAAAGCTGTATTATTAGTTCCTGAAGCTAAAGAACCAATTTGTATAGAAAATCCTGAACCAATGCCACCTATGCCAGCATTGTCTACAGTAAATACAGTAGTTGTATTTGAAAACCCATAGCCTTTACTTGCTAATGAAGCGTTAGTAATAACTCCACCAGAAATTGTTAAAAATACTGTAGGAAATACTCCCCCTGCAATTATTGGTGTTCCAGATTGATAAATTAATGAAACTACTTCTTGGTCGTATCCATCATCATAACCACTACCACCTACAAGATTTGTAAGTGTAGCAACACCAGCACCAATAGTATTTAATGCGTTATATCCAATGCCTACATTGTTTATGTTTGTTGATTGAATATAAGGCGAGCCAATAGCATCTACACCAAAAGCAGTATTGGTTGATACATTACCATCGCCCTTACCTACTGTTAGCCCATTGACTGTAATGTCATTAGCAGTACTTACATTGCCAGCAGCACTAATTGTCATTGCATCTGCTGTATTGACAGAACCATTAACAATAAAGCTAATCTTTTGACTATCCCATGTACCTATTGCTAGTGGGCCACCATAAGACTCAACAAATGTTGCTAAAGGTGCAGAAAATGTATTGTTAGGAAAGCCTGCTGCTGAATAGCTGTAGTTTGAGTTATTAATACCCAATTCACCATAAGATGTATGACCACCATCATTAACAGCGTAACTTGCATAGCTTGTATTAGCAGAACTTGTGTTTTGTAAGCTTGTGTAAAGATACAATGGCTCACTTGCTGTAAACGCAGCAATAACGCCTGAATCAGAATGACCTGTAGCATCGCCAACATTTAACGAGCCAACATTAGTTACGCCAGATGTATATGGAATTAATACTTTATTGTCAGCATTTTGATTGACAGACTTAGATGCAGGATAGTCACAGAATACGTCTTTAGCACCAGCAGAAAATACAATCTTAGCAGTCGTTCCTAAGCTATTAGACAGCACAGTATTGCGAGCTAATGTATTGCCTGTAGACCATGTACCTACGCCTACTTCCCATTCGCCTGTCAATGTGCCGTCAGGATTCTTGCCTTGGATGGTGTAGTAAGTCGTGTTGCCGTTACCAATAGCTGAGAATGATTGATAGCCTGTTTGTGCGCCTGTTAGCGTAAACGAACCTGTGCCTGTAGACGTAGAGCTTTCTAATACTCTGTCCTTTAAGACTAATGCCATTATTTAACTCCGATTATCTTGCCGTTCTCATCACGAACCACTTGCTTAGGCTGTGTAAGACGTTCAATTAGGTTAAGGTGAGCCATCGCTTGATGCTCCATTAAATCTTTATGGCCTTGATGCTGTGCTTCCATCATAGCCCTCATGTTTTCATTAATGGAATGTACTAATCCCTTTAACGCATCGGAACTCATTGCACACCTATAATCTTGCCATCTGCACTACGTACCACTTGCTTAGGTTTAGTCAATTGACCTACTAAGTTATCGTGAGCAGCTTGTTGTTGTAATACTAAGTCTTGGTTATGTTGTTGCTGTGTCTGCACCATCATCGCCATGTTGTTGTTGATAGATGCAATTAACTCAGACAATGCGCTTGTTGGCTGTTCATAGCCATCAGATGACATCTCTGTAAGCGTTTCTTTCTCTTTAGCAGCGTTTACATCAATCGACTTGAGGTGTAGGTCAGTCTTAGCAGACATCTCAGCGATAAGCACTTTAGTATTGTTTTCTAGCTCTAGCTTGTACTTATCAAACTCTAAGCGTTGTGCTTCACGTTGTGCGTCAGCTTGCATTTCCATCTGTTTGATTTGCGCTTCCATCTGCATCTTTTGTTGTTCAGCTTGCGCTTTAATCATTTCAGGATTTGGCTGTGCTGGTGGTGGGTTAGCTTGCAATTGTTTTTGTTTCTCTTTTTGTGCGTCAGCAAATGAATCAAACTCACCTTCAAGCGTACGACCTACACGGAAGCCTGTTACACCAAACTTAAGCATGTCCATTAAGATAGGCACTAAATCAGGGGCTTGTTGCGCTACCTTAGCACCACGCTCTAGGAATGAACTAGCAGCCTGTAAGAACTCAACACGGTCTTGCTTCTCTTGTGCTTCGTCAGCATACAACATAGAGTCAGTAGCAATCTCTACACGGAATGTACGCATAGGATTGTTCTTTAGCAACTCAATCGCTTGTGGAACTAATTGCTGGTCTGTTGCACTTAATAACTCTGCGCCACCAATCTTAATGATGGTTTCAGGTTGGAACTGCTGACAGATAATTTGTGCTTTAATACGTAGGATTTGTGATGCAAAGCGAGCCACTTCGTCTTGGTATGTCTTTAGACGTAATGTAGCGTATTGACCCTTAATTTGCTGTGCAGTAGCTGTTTCAGATGCTACAGACGCACCACGAATAATGTCTGAGATGCCTGTGATGTCATAGATTTGTTGTTTAACTTGACCCATCGCTTGATAAGCTACGTTTAGCGCATTAGCAATAGGTGTTAAGTCTACAAACTCTATTGAGCCACGCATGCCACCTTTTTCAGAGAAGGCAGAGTAGTTATTAACAGGAATAAGCGTATTGTTATCGCCTTCTGTAAATAGACGATTAAGGTCAGGGTTAGCAGCATCATAGAAGCCACGAACCTTAAGCGCATCTATCAAGCCTTTAATACGGTCAGTCAATACGTCTAGCTCATTAGCCTGGTCTTGATACAATGTGAAATCAGGTACAGGCACTAGGCTTTCGTTAGTCAGCGTAGAGTAGATAGGCTCAGGACATGGGAAGAACTCCTCTAAACCTAGAGGGTCATCACGCTTGTCAAGAATCTTGCCCATTGACTTGCTAATCCAATATACGGACTTAGTTTCTCTGCACCATACTTCATAGATTAACGCTTGCTTAGTCGTGCCTTCTGTCATCTTTTGACGTGGCTCGTCTGGTGACGCATCTAATGGGATTTGCTTCCATAGCATGTCAAACTGTTCTTCAGGGAAACGCTCTTTAAGTGCTGAACGATTCATGTAGACTCTACGCCATACGCAGTTTACTTCAGGCCATGTGCGACCATAGCAATGACCGAAATCACGCCAATGCACGTAATCTACAGGGGCTTGCTCGATGTCAAGGTATTCGCCTACAGACTCTGACTGCTCTTCTTCTTCTGATACTTGGAATTGCTCTGTTTCAATAACAGGCTCATAACGAATCCATGCAGTACCACGACCACCTAAGAAACGGTCTGATACACAAGATGCCAACGCATGATGAAAGTCTTCTGTGTTAGTTACTTCAAAGTCTAGCGCACGTTCCAATAGCATTGATGCTACACGGGCTACAGGGTCATTGTCTTTATGTCTACGTGATACGTCAGGCTTAGGCATACGGCTAAAGGTAGCAGCCTTGAGTGTTGATACGTTAGCCCACAAGATGTTGTAATGAGATTGTGCAGTCGTAGTCGTTCTATCATCACGATAGCGTTTAAGAATCTTCTCTACACGGCCTTCCCATTTAGCAAACTCTTTCTCGTATTGGCTAAACATGTCAAGGTACGTTTGTACCTCTGATGCCACCTCTGATACTTTAGCCATGAGTTATCCTTAACCGAAGAATACAGTTGCGCTTACAGTTCCGCTAATTACTATGTACAAGCCAGCACCTAATGACGCAGGGATTGTGTAGTAAGTTGCAGCCACAGGTGTAAATGTTTCGACTACCTTAGCAGTCGTTGTTGTTGTAGCTGAGTCGTAGATAGTGATTGTAGGTGTGCTGGATGCTGCTGATACAAAGATGCCTAGCAAGTCTGTAGTGATAGGGCTTACATTGCCTGTTGCTGTGATTAGCTTGTAGCCACCAGTAATTACTGAGTTCATGTTAAATCCTCTTAGGTTGTTTTCTTGGTTGAGATGCCCATAGTTCGTCAAGGGTTACATCTGTCTGTCCTACTGATATGCCTCTAATTGGTATTTCCTCT